GTGGTGGCGCCGCCGCCTGCATGGGCGCTAAATTCGGCGGCACCATCACCGGACCAGGAGCAAGTGGTGCCACGACCGGCGGCACCGGTGGCGCGGGCGGCAGCATCGGCGCCTGCGCCACCGGCGGTGGAGCCGGTAATGGCACAGGCGGTGCCGGAGCAGGGGGCTGGGGCGGCGGAATCTGCGCGCCGATGCGTTTCGACACGTTCAAGAATTGCTCGGGGTCGCGCCGCGCCTCGGCCTGCAACCACGCGCGGTCCTCGCTCTGGTACTTCTGGCGATACACCTGGTCGAGCTGCTGGTTCGACACGCTCGCCACGTCGGGATGGTTCTTCGCGTCGCCGAAGACCATCGTGGCGATGTGCGGCGCATCACGTCCTATTTCCGCGGCCAGCTCGGATTGCAGCTGGACGAGCTCATGCTGGTTCGGCATGGCTTACATGCCACCGCCGGGCTGGGCCGCGCCGGCCATCACTTGCGGACCGGGCGGGCCCTGCATACCCGCACCGTTGGGCGCGGCACTCAACGCCGCGAGGTCAGGCACCCCACCCGGCGCCCCCTCGAACACACCAGGACCTGGCCCGCCCGGAGGCCCTCCGGGCGGCAGGCCTGGAGCACCGGCCCCAGCCCCGACCTGTCCGCTCAGCGCTAGCTGCTCGGCTTCCTGCGCCTTCTGAAGCAGGTCGCCGCGGCCGGCGTTCATGAACACCTCGGCGTACAGCCACTTCTTGTACGGCTCGCTGGCGCGGATCTCGTCGCGCGCAACGCTCCGACGGATCTCGTCTGGGTTGTCGCCCATGGCGGTCACCGCTTCGTCTTTGCCGAAGGTGCCGTTGTTGAGCCGTTCGGTGACGTAGCGGACTTGCATCAATTGGTCGGTTGGCAATTGCGCCTGGACCGACCACTCCGCATGCATGGGCCGCTCGAGGTCCTTCGGCCCGAAGCCGATGTACTCCGCCGTGGCCGCGTTCGAGCCACCATCGCCAGTGCCGGCGTAGAACACCCACACCTTCTCGCCGGCGCGCTCCCTGACCAGTTCCCAGAGCTTCTCGGTCTGGCCGTACAACAACGCCTCGAGCCCGTGCCGCACCGGGCCGACGCGCGTACGCGTGAATGACAGGATCTGGCTGATCGCGAAGCCCGCGCCTTCCATGCCCGAGAGCGTGGTGACCCGCGGCGATTCGAGGTCGCGAATGGCCTGGTCGACCAGCGACATGTGCTTCTCGAGCGTGCTGGCATCGGCGTACTCGATGCGCTGCAGTTGGCGACCGGGTGGTAGGTTCAGGATCTCACCCGGATGTAATGCCAGGTCCATGTTCTCGCGCGGCAGCCCGTCGCCGGTGCCCGTGGCCACGGTCGCCGGGGTATCGCCGTACGTCACCAGCGGACTCAGCAGGTCGCGAGCGACATATTGGGCGTGCATGGCCCGCAAGTAGGCCCGATATTTCACGAGCCACAGCTTTGTTCTGCCGATGCCCCAGCCCACTTTGCGGTCGCGCATCCACGACATCGTCAAGCCTGGCGCGTAGTCGTACGGCACCCCGAAGGGGTAGCGGTGGCGGAACTGCTTGACGATCTGACCCGTCGCCTGGTTCCTGAAGTTACGACCGCTGACCATGTAGGTCACCCAGGTCTTGTCCCAGTGTTCGAGAAACTGGACGGTCGAGAGTGGGTCGCGTGTGCCGAGGCTGTTACTGTCCCGCGGCAGGGTGACCGAGCCGAGCTCCTCGGGCACGATGTCACCCTCGCTGTTGCGGCCGAGGCGGTACTTCCTGAAGGCGTGGCGCATCGTCATCTCGCGCACCTCGAGCACCTCGTCGAGACACCCGCCCGAGCGCTGCGGGTAGACCGTGCGCGGGTCGACGTACTGCCACACGAACGGCGGCCCGGCCTTCTTCTTCGCGTCCTCGGTCAGCTTGTCGTACGCCTGGTACGCGTCGGTGTCATCACCCTTTTGGGGTGAGGGGACGGCGTAGCGACTCTGCCACAGGTCCGCGGCCCACAGGATTTTGGCCCAGCCGCCGCCATCGTTGAGCGTGGCGTCGGTGACCTGGGTCATGGTGTCCGCGCCGGGATCCCGCGTGCCACATTGCCAGAGCGTCTGTTCGGTCCAGTGCTCGAGCTTGCTGGCGACGGTCTGCGCGGTATCGCCCTCGCCACTGACGATGGAGAGTTTTGGGCGCTCCAAAGTCAGAATTGCCGTTTGCTGGAACGCTTCCTCGGTGATGTCGGGATCGCGCGGGTCCACGTGAACCATCTGGTAGCGCGAGTCGGCCTCAGCCATGGCCGGCACGCGCATCTCGCGCACGCTGCGCATCTCGTCGATGTCCGAGTCCTGCTCGCGGAACGAGTCCTGGAGCTCGACCATGAGATCGAGGACGTAATTGCTGTCAGGCGCCTTGAGCTCACGCTCGCGGTCGATGGCCACGTCACGCGCGAGTGTAACGCTTGGCTAGTCATGCTGTATTGATCGTGAATTGAGTCAGTGCCGACCCTCAGTTGCGCAGGTCGACGTGCATGCAGCGCCCACGTTCTGGTAGCTCCAGTGGTGGGTATCGAATCGGTTCGGGTCCAGATGCCGGCCAAACCTCAGTGCCGGCCGTTGGCGCTGGCGAACGCGTACCGCGTGACACCCGACGGCGACTGCTCGCGCTGCGCGCCCAGGTACGCCAGGCCCAACGCGATGACCGTGTCGTCGTGCTGACCGCTCGGCGCGCCGTAGCGGATCATCCCCGACGGCAGGACCTGCGCCTCGTAGCCCAGCAGCTCGGCGGTCTGGACCGGGTCGTCGAGCAGCGTCAGGTCCCCACGCTCGATCGCCAGCCCGAGAGACTGCACGAGTGCCGCCTTCGAGGCGTTCGTGGCGTCCCAGGCCCATACTGGCAGAGCTGGTCGAGCGCGACCCACAAGTCGGGCATAACCTGTCTGCAGACGTTCGACCAGCGGGCTCCCCATGCTGTTCTTCTCAGCCACGACGAGGACCGGTTTGTACGCTTCGGCCCAAGCGTGTAGGCGCTCGGTCTGCAGCTCGTAGTCGATTTCCGAAAATCGATCCAGGGCAACCTGATGCCCGAGTGTTGCGTCCACGATCGAGATGGCCGTGAAGTCACTTACCCTCCCCCAGTCCACACCAATGACATACTGGTGTCCCCGCTCCGGTGGTCTTGGTTTGAGTCGCGCCACCGCGCGCACGCCGCGGAACACGCCGCCGCCCTCGAGCTGCAGGAACGCCGCCATGTATTCCTGCGCCCACGCCCGCTCCGGTAACTCTGCCTGCGCCGCCACGAGCTCCTCGGTGCGGATGAACGGATTGACGGATGTTGGCATTTGCCATGATGCCCACTCCGGTTGGAGCGGGTCCTGCCCTTGCTGGTACAGACTCCAGAAGTCATTCAATCCGCGGGGAGTGGACATGAACCAGGCGCCGCCGGATAAATCCGTGAGCGTGGGCCGGAGTGCAAGTTGCCAGATGTCGAGCAGGTCGCGCACCATCGCCGCCTCGTCGACCACGATCAGCCCGTACCGCCGGCCGCGGGCGGGGTTGGGATCGTCGAGCGACCAGCACTCGAGCACGCCGCCGCCAATCATTTCGACGCGGTGATCCTGCTCAGACTTCTGGAGCGTGACCGGTTGGAGGAGATTGCGCGCGTCCCGCCAGAACTCCGCCAGGAGTTTGTACGTCGGCGCAAAATAGCCGACCGGCTGGCGTTCCTGGAGCGCGCGCATGACCAGGATGTGCTGTGCCAGGGTGGATTTTCCCGCGCGTCGGCCGAGTGCGACCACGTTGTAGCGACGCGCCTCCTGCAGCAATTGCTGCTGGGTAGCGTGCGGCTCCGGGAGCTGGATGCGGATGGTCGGCACGACTAACGATCCGGTAGCTCGAGCGTGCGTTTGACGAGTTCGATCTCGAGCGTGACGCGGCCGTCCTGCTGGACTTTCTCGGTGGCCTTGTAGCCGGCGCGGTCGAGGATGTCGCGTGCCGCGGCGAGCGCGAGCTGCGGGTTGTCGTCGTCGGCGATCGCTTTCTGAATGCGATTGAGTGACGGGTCCACCAGGTCGCGGATGCGCTGCTCGGCGCTGAGTCTGACCTGGGGCGCCTTGCCGCCGTGGACAACGCACACCCGACCACCGTGGATTGCCCAGGCACGACAGGGCTCGCCATTGGTGCGGTGGGCGGTGCACACGGTCATAGGTGCCACAGGGTGATAGGTCATGCGACCGCGTTCCGGCGCCAGAACTCGAGCCAGCCCTGGTCTACCCAGGCGACACGTTCGTGTGCCGGCCGCGGCGGCGGAGCCGTCTGCTCGCGATGCAAGTTGATGGCCGTGATGGCGACCAGGATGTCCAGCGTCATGGCGATGTGGTCGCGGTCGGCCTGCTCGTCGGGGTTCACGACGCATCTTCCCGTCGCGACGGAAAACGTTCACGCGGCGCGTTGGCCTGGACGACCTGTTGGCTTGCCCACAACTCGCTCTCGCGCCAACGCTGCATCCACCGCTGATAACTACGCCATGGGCAACCCATCGCCTCAGCGGTCTGTTGCTGACTCAACAACCGCCCGCCACGGGCGCGCTCACGCCGCATGACGAAATCCGGGACGTTGTCGAAATTCATCCGCCGCCCTCGTCGTCGTTGATCCACCGCCTCCGGCCGTATGCCCGGAAGCCTGTTGACACGACGCCAACACCATGTAAGCCGTGGTGATCGCTACCGTGTCTGGCTCGGGACGACGCAGTGGCAGCGACGGCGCGAGCACGCGATCGCCCGGGCTGACTATCGCTGCACGAATTGTGGATCCGCTGAGCGCCTGGTCGTACATCACGAGTCGTATGACCACGTCGGAGATGAATGGCCAGAGGACCTGCGCGTGTTGTGCTGGTCGTGCCACGAATGGGAGCACCAGCGTCGAGCTGCCTAGTCATGTGACTTGCGCGACGAGGTCGGGCCACTCGTACGGAGCTTGGTGGTCCAGCGAGCAGTTGCGAATACGCCCGGGATGCCTCGTAAGACCGTGCCCCTCGCCCTTCGCGTCGACAGGCATCTCACACTCGGGACACGTCTCAAGACCCTCTCCCCCCTTCGGTCGGTCCGAAGGGGGGCCGGGGGGGATGTCCTGGTCCGGTTGGTTGTTTTCTGGTTGGTACGGTTGGTACGGTTGGTTGGCGCGGACGTCCGTTGTTTGTCCATTGGACGGTCCGGCGTTTTCAACCGGACTGTCCACCATTCGTCCAGCGGACCGCTCGCGCCGTTTGCGCTCCGCATCGTCGCGCCGTTTCTTCACATACGACCCGGCGTAGACCATCCAATCGTGGATGCGGAGCTGCTCCGATGAGTCCGTTTCCTCGACAAACCCGGACTCCAGCAGGCCCTTCCAGAATGTCTCAGGCTTCCCGCGCCACAGGCATGCGCTCGCCGCGACCGCCTTCGCATCGATCGGGACCACCCCATCGGGTGCGTAGTCGAGCGCCCACCACCAGAGAAACTGGCAATAGCCGACCGCGGTCGGCACGCTGCACTTGAGCAATGACGCGAGGCGTAGCGTCTTCGGGTGATGACCGAGGGCCTGGTGCGATTCGATCCACGCCATCAGGTCAGTACCGTCACGATCGTTTCCCAGTTGCTGGGCTTCCAGACGTAGGTCTCGACGCCCGGACACTGCATCAGGTCGGTGAGGGCCGCTTTCTGCATCGGCGACAGGCGACCGTGCTCCGACTTCAATTCGGCGAAGATGACCCGCGGCGGCCGCACCAGGATCAGGTCGGGGAGCCCGGATTGGGTGCCGATCGAGTCGAGCTGGTGCCATCGCCACTTCCACCCGGTGAGGGCCGCGCGCTGGCGGATGCGCCACATGAAATGCTTTTCTGACTCGTCGCCGATGAGCTCGGCGCGATCCATGACTCTCAAACGATGCCCCGTCGCGGTGGTAATCCTGGGATAGGAATCCGCACCTGGAGTCGACGCTCGCATTCCATCGCCAGTCGCACCGCCACCACATGGTTTTCGTTCCGCTGCGCGACACGCTCGGTGATGTTCAGTTGGTACGCATCAACGGTCCACAGGAGTCGCTGTTTCCAAATCACTTGCCCGTCGTCATCGCGATCGCACGTTTGCCCGGCAAACGGCAACCCATTTGCATCAGCAGCGGTGAGTGCATCACGAATGGCCTTCGCGAATACCGGTCGCCATGCGGCTTGCTTGTCCTCTTCGGTAAAGATCCCCGCCGCCACGCATGCGTCGACCAACGCGTGCGTCGATGCCCCGCCGAGCTCGCCGAGCAACTTTTGGATTCGCTCCTGGCGCGTCAACTTCGCCTCCTGCTTGACGGCCTCTTGGGCGAGCACATATGAGGTCTTATCCCGCCCCACGCTTCACTCCCTCCACTGCGGCGTAGGCCGCCTTCAGTTCACGGCGAACCGTCGCGATTGACGTATTCGCAGGATCACCCGGAAACATTCGCTCAGCCATGCGTAACGCTCGTCCGGCGTCGTCGAGCAACGCCAGCCGCGGGTCCGGCATCGGTGGCACCGCGGCGGCCTCGGCGAGCGCGTCGGAGCGATCACGACTGTCCGCACTCACGGCCAGGGTGTAGATGCGTTCGCGTTGCTCAGCGGGCTTTGCCGCCACGTTGCGCACGACGGCGATGGCATCGCGAACTGGAATCCCAGGTTGGTCGAGCAGCGCTGCGAGCTTTGGCCGTTCGGGCTCCGGGAGCTGCGCCAGCGATTCGCGTGCCTCGAGAACCTCGTATTGCTTCCAGCGCTGCATGAACGGAAACTCGGTCGCCGTCTCGACGTGAGACTGCGCCTCAGCGATGGTCGAGTCCGGCACACCAATGCGCTCCGCGACCGCACGCGTCGAAGCCGGTTCTCGCGGGCGCCCTCTCGAATTTCGCCCGGATTCCGGGCGAAATTCATCACGCAAGGCCCCCGCCGCCATCTGCGCCAACTGTGTCAGGTCGCGCGAGCGTTCGTACTCGGTCAGGTCCTTCCGGCGCAGGTTCTCCTCGAGCTCGATCTCGCGGCGCTCCGTCTCGGTCAATTCCCCGAGTGCGCGCACGTCAATCTCATCCCAGCCCAACAACACACACGCCATCAATCGGCGGCCGCCAGCGACCAGGTGGTGCTCAGCGTCCACCACGATCGGGTGAAGCAATCCGTAGCGACTGATGCTGTTGCCCAATGCGGCCAGGTCGCCCATCTCCTGACGCCGCCGCTCTCCGACTTCGATTGCCCTGATCGGTAATTTCACGGGACTTCCTAGCTTTGCTCAGCCATCCGTCACAGTGGCATCAACACGGGCTACAGGGGCATATCGGCGCCGGCATAAACCGCGAACTCGTTCGTGCCTCATAACAATCTCGGCTGCCGTTTGCGCTGCCAGTACTGGCGGATAGCGTTGTACGGCGATAGCCCTTGTGGCCATTGCTCAGGTGGGACCCGCAACAAGATACGTTCGGCCAGGTGCTCGAGCGGTACCGTCGACAGGTCCTGGACGGATTGCACGCCTGGCAACAAGGCCACGTTGTGAAAGATGCCGGTGACCCGCGACGGGTGCAGTTCCGTGTCGAGCGTGAGCAGCAGGAATTGACCCGCTGGCGCCTGCATCATCATCGGCCGAACCGCGCGACGTATTCCGCCAGCGACATCGGCTTCTGACCAATCCGCCGGTGATACCAGTACATCCGCAAACATTGGCTCGAGCGTTTGAAGGCGTCGCGCGCCGCGAAACAACTGGGCGAGCACAAGGTGCGTTCGTGCAGGTGAACCGGGCACACCGCTGCGCCAGTAGTCACCGCCTGCCGACGGCCTCCGCTTCTGTCTGGCGGCGCTCAACGTCGGCCTTGATCTCGGTCGCGTAGTCGATCAGCGTCTGGCGTTCGATGGGCAGGCGCACCTGTTGCGGGTTGAGCCCGACGGCTTGCGCGTCCGACAGGATCTGCAGCCAGCGCCGCCACAACCGGTCATCGGCGGAACGCACCAGGTCGCGGTCGTCGGCGGGCGCCTGATCTTTGATCGGTTGATGTACTTCGCCACTCTCCACATCGACGCGGTACGCGCCTGGGACCGAGTCGACCTCCGACTCGTCAAGCACACCCAATCCGCAGAGTGACAAGGTGACGCGGCGCTTCGCCTTCGTCTCGGCTTTCATCATGGCATTCGCCAGAGATTCGCCCTTGAGGCCACCCACTGCGACGGCGCCAATCGATGAATCGGTACGCCCATCGGCGCGCTTGGCCGTCGCCGTCACGACCAGGAGCTCGCCGATCTGCTCGCGCTCGAGGCCAACAATGCTGACCTCGTGGATGTCGCGCAGCTGGTCGGTCGCATTCTTCGTCGCGTAGAGCTGCAGGCCGCCCTGCAACCGCAGATACGCGAACGGCTTCGTAAACCTGTTCAAGCCCACCGACTCGCAGACCTGCAGGTAGTAGTTAACCCGTTGCTCGGGCGTGAGATTCGACAGATCGCCCTCGACGAGCGCCTGCTCAATCGTCATCTCGGCCGGCCGCGTGGCCATTGCCGTCATCGCTTCGCCTCCTTCGGTTCTGGTCGGATTTCAGGTGGCCGCGAGAACTCGTGCGCGCGCTCAAGCGCGTAGGACTGGAAAAGCAAACACGGCCAGCGGACCTGGCAGACGACGCACACATAGCCGTCGCGCAGTTTCACGGCCCGGTGCTCGCGCGCCACGTCACCAGCAGCGAGATCGAGGCGATCAACAGAAACAAGATCAGCAGCCATCGCATTCACCTAGCAAAGCCCTTGGCGGACTGGCACCCATTCGCGGGCGCGCCCCTGAGCGAGCATCCACGCCGCGGCGGCGCGCGCGGCCTGCGGGTTGAACACCGACAGGCCGGCACGGCCCTGGGGAGTCCCGGCCCAGGTCGACGGCAGAAATTGGAGCAGGCCTGCCGCACCGCTCGAGCGGTTGACCGCGTTCGGGTTGCCGCCCGATTCGTACCGGACCAAGCAGTCGATACGACGGTCGAACCCACTTGCCTGCGGCGGGGTAGACACCGACGCGGCACCAGGCGGTGAGATTGATGCCGCGCCGGCCTGGCCGACGGGCGGGATCGGGGGAGCCAGCTCGCCGACGGATTCCATGTACGCGCGTGCGGTGATGCCGAGCGTGATGACCGCCCCGCGTAGATCGACGGGGCTGACGCCGGCTTCGTCGGCGACTAGGGCCACCTCGTCGAGTGAGCCGTCCTCGTGGGCGTCCGCGGGCCGCACGAACGCGACCAGGGCACTGATCGCCATCGTCGCCGCGAGCAACGTGCGCGCCATCAGGCCGCGCTCCGGTCGCCGAGGCACTGGTGGCGACGCTCGGGCACCAGTGCGTCGTGCTCCTTGCACAGGAACTGGTCACACAGGGGGCACCACGTCTCGACGGGCTTGTCGCAGTCGGGCTGCTGGCAGCGGTCGGGGATAACGGCCTCGGTCACAGGACCAGCCCCACGACCTGGCGCGCCACCCACAGGACGAGGTAGAGCGAGCCGAGCAGTGCCGCGGCGCCGAGCAGCACCGAGGTGATCAGCCCGGTGATGATCAGCCCGGCGACGAAGACGTCCATGAAGTTCCAGCCCCGCGCGGAGACGACGTGCGGTGGCGGCAAAGCCATGCGGCGGATGGGCCGCGGCTGGCGGCGGCTCGACGAGATGGTCATTCGTCGGCCTCGAACCAGGCGATCAGCGCGCGCAGCAGCGGCACCAGCTCGGCCAGCTGCGCCGAGTCACGGAGCACCTGCTTGCCGCCCGCGAGCCAGGCCGCGCTATAGCAGTCCTCGAGCTCCTCGGAGGCTGGGAGGTGATGGGTGTGCAGGTAACGCCAGTAGCCGCTCTGGATGCGGTCGTCCCGCTCGGTCAGCGTCACGCTCAAGCGGCCGTGCGTTTTCTGCGTGCGAGCTGCGGCCAGCGGCGATCGATGTGCGCCTCGGCCATGATGGTGACGTAGTCACGTACATCGCGGCGGTCGGCCCGCGCCAACTCGACCAGCTTGCGCCAGCGCTCCTCGTCGAACTCGATATCACCCAGGCGCACCGCCTGGCGGGGTGGTGACTGCGTCATGCCCGCCAGTCTGCGGCGGCCCTGCTGGAAACTAAAAGTGAACTAATTGCGAACTTGGGACAATCGGCAAAACTCGTGCGGAACGGCGCAACAGACTACCGCAGTCCGGAGTAGTATCGTGATACATTAGGCGGCTACTAGATGTGCACGAGTTAGCCCCTACTACACCTGTTCGCCTAGCACCTCACCAGAGATCATCTGGTGAGGTGCTAGTGCCCAGTTTGAACTACTACCGCATCCGCTTTGCCCTTTCACAGGAGACGTTGGCAAAACGGGCCCACGTCGGCCGCGAGACCGTGCGCCGCGGCGAAGCGGGCAAGGAGATCCGTCTGTCCAGCGTCAACAAGCTCGCCCAGGCGCTGAAGCTCAAACCATGGGAGCTTCAGCAACGCCCGCCGGCATAAAATCGACCGAGCGTTACCGTACCGTTATCATGCATTAGTGATGCAGTGCCGGCGACCCGCAATCTTCACCAAAACATCCGCATTTCCTTCCATATTCATTACCTCGCCGACTGTGTCATAGTGCGCACATTCCTACATCGAACCAAGCGACGGGGGACGATCAGCACCAGATTCTGATCGTCTAGGAAGGGGTATAGAACCTACCGCCCGCTGGCTCACATCAAGGGAGAACGGGCGGATGGCAGGTAGGTCGTCAGGCTGGGGACATTCGGACCCTGGGCGTCGCCCAGGCTTTGCGCTTTCGGCTGTTGAGCTCCTCGACAAGGCCGAGGCGTACGAACGTTCGTCCTTTTACCCGAGTCAGGCCGAGTTCTTGCGGGCGAGCCGCATCAGCTCGAAGCAGACCGAGAACGGACAAACGTTGTCGCAGCGCCAGCTCAAGAACTGGCTCAAGGGCTACGGTTTCCCCTACCCGATCGTGCCCAGCATGGACGACGAGCGTCACGAGGTCCTCGTGCTCCTCGTCGAAGCGAACAGGCATGCCACGCTGCGGTGGGCGTCCAGGAACGTCGCGGACATCCTTGGCGCCGATCGTGAGGAGCTGGTTGGCCGTCCATCGGCCGAAGTGCTCTACGGTGGATGCGACCCACGCCGAGACTATCCCGAGCTCTGTGCCGAGTTCGCCAGCCTGCGCGACGGCGCCCTCGCCCTGAGCACGCCAGCAGCCGTCAAGTTCTACACACTCCGAGAACACCACCCCGTCGACATCCAACTCGTCGCGAGCTTCGGCGACCACAGCAACGCCTGGTACTTGAAGGCCACCGTCTTACAGCCTTCACAGATCGACCAGGCAGAGGCCGCTACGGCCATCCCGCGCGGTGTGCTCGACGCCTTTACGATCGACGACTACCTGCGCCATCTGCCCGACTACGTGTACCACGGCAACGAGGCGCCGCCCGAATCTGAACCCGACGAGCCCTTCAACGTGTACCCGGCGATCTACAAACAGGGCAAGACCCAGGCGGCTATCAACACGGTCATGCGGTATCTGCAGGACAAACGGGGCGAGTAGCCCAATTTCGCTATTTCCTTCCCTTTTTCGTTCCATGCCGTGGGGCGCACACTCGACGGCATGGAACCGGAAGCCCCCGTCCCACCGCGCGTGATGCGCGAGGTCGAGCGAATACTGGACGGAGTGGCAAAACGGTTATTCCTCGAACGGCTTGAGCGTGATGCGGCTACTCGGAGCACCCCGCCCCGGAGCAATCTCGATGCGCTTGATGAACACTCGCAGGATCGACCGCTGCTCGGCGAGGGTCATATCGTCCCAGTCCGCGAGCGACGCCAGCGCCGGCGTTCCGAACGCCGCTCGTAGCTCTTCCAGTCGTTCGCGCGCCGCGTCAGCGTCGGCACGCATCTCAAGCAGCTTTGCGCGAATAGCTGCGACGTCTCCCATGCCATCAAAGGTCGCGACCGCGGCATTCAACTGGCGCTCTTTGGAGTCAGCTTCGGCCTCAGCCTCGATGAGCCGTTCATCACTTGACCAGCGACCCTGGGCATTCGCCAACTGCTGCTTGACGTACTCGACAACGTAGGTATCGACGATGCTGGCACCGATGTACGGACGCGCTGTGCACTGCGGGCTAACTGCCGGGTGACAGCGATAGTCGTAGTAACGTTTTCGCGGCGCATCGGCACGACCCAGCAGGTTCTGGCCACCGGCGACCAACTTCCCACCGCACGAGCCGCAATAGAGCAGCCCCTGGCGAGCGAGCAGGTTGGGTGAATCGCCACGGGTACCGCGTGCCGCACCCCGCATCTTCGCGACACTGCGGAACAGCCGCACGTCGATGATCGCCTCGTGCGAGCGCAGGTTGACCAGCGCGCCGAAGTGCAGTTCGCCCAGGTAGAAGCGGTTGTAGAACATCTTCTCGACCGAGCGGAACGAACGCGGGTATCCCTTCTCATGCAGAAAGGCGACGATGCCGAGTAGTGGGACCCCCGTTTCGCGCAACTCGAACGCCTCCCTTACCACCGCCGCTGACGAGACGTCGACCACGATGCGACGATCAGCACCACGCGTGTAGCCGAGCGGTAGGATCGCCCAGGGCGGGATGCCCTTTGCGACGGACTCAATCTGGGCCTGATACGTCTTCTCTTTGGTCAGCCGCGCGTAATACTCGGCCATCATGCCGAGCATATTGCCCGTCAGCCATTTCGATGAGGTCTTGTTGCTGATCTCCCCGGCGTCGACGGCGAGCAGCCGCCCGCCCGCATCCTCGACCCGCTGCGTCACCTCGGCCTGTACCGTCAGCTTGCGGAAGAAACGATCGAAGTAGGCGACGATCAACACGTCCGCCTCGCCTTGCTCGATCATCGTGACGGCGGGACCCAAGCCAGGCCGCTTGAGCAGCTCGCGCCGGAAGCCCGAGACGTTCAACTCCTCGAAGACCGCGACGAGACGCAGATTCTCGAGCTCGCAGACGCGCTCGATCTGGCGGCGCTGATCGCCGGGTGACAGGAGCTTTTCTTCTTTGGCCCGCTTGCCGACCTGTGAGACGCGAATGATGCCGACAGCCCGTTTGAGGAACAGCGGCCGGGTCTGTTCGGCAACTACCATGGGGTCATCCTGCTCGCGCCGGCTGGCGTATTCGCCGAGCACATGATTCGTTCTCGTCGAAACCCACTCTGAAGCCGTGACTGCGTCGTCCGGGGGCACCGCACCATGTTAGCTTTTTGTTGGGCCGACGTGGACACGCTGGTGCAATAAGTAGATAGCCGCACGGCGGAAAGATACCCGACAGAGCATCCCTAAGCAACCCTCTGCGGTACGCTAGTCAAGCATTAGCTATGCAGCCTCGCGGTAGCCTCGGTCACGTGCTCGAGCTGGCGCTCCTGGTCGGTTATCGCATCTCGCGCGCGTAGGCCCTTGGCTCGAGCACGTCCCGCTGCAGGTAACGCATATGGAATGCGTCGGCGATGTCGAGCCGCGATTGCAGAGGGCTCCCTGGAAACTCGCGCTTGCGTTCGTACAGGTTGGTCTTGTGGTAGACGTGCGCGCCCACGGCGCGCGCCTGGTGCTCCAGGTCGGCCACCCACTCGAGCGGCGGGTGCCACGCCGGCGTCTCATTCGAAGGCGATGCCCCGCCGATGACCAGCCAGTTGAACAGGTTGAGTTGCTCGAATTGCAATGGCTCAAGTAAGGGTTCCAGACTCAACCACTTCACTTTGGCCTTCACCTGTGTGAAAGCCTTTTCCGCGACTTTGACGCGCGCCTGAGCGTCCACTGTGGTGCCAACCCAGGCGTTGTCGGGGAACTCGAACTCGGCGAGTCGCTGAGGAAATTTCGTCAAAAAGAGGAAATTCCATTGCGGGTTGGCATTGACGCTCCCGAGCACGGCGTCAATCCACTCACGTGGCACCCACTTACCAAACAGGTCGGCCATCGAACAGGTGAAGACGTTTCCGTAACCGATGTCACTGGCAGCCGCCGGCGGCACGGACGTATTGCGTGGCGCATCCAATCGTTCGGGAATGAAGGTCGGCACGAAGCCCTGCGGGTAGAAGCGGTCCGCGATGTCGCGTGCGTAACAGTACGAACATCCGTGGAGACAGCCGGTTACCGGGTTCCAGGACCAACGTGCCCACTCGATGCTATCGGTGGACTGACTGTTGAACTTCGTCTGCCCCCGCGGCCGCTCGACCACATGTTTGCGCTGGTCTGGCGTCAGTTGGCGCCAGACCGATAGCGTGATCAGGCCATCAGCCGGATTCGCGGGTGCCGGCTGATGAATCACAGGCTCGGCAGTGACGACGTCGGCGATGTGCGCTCGAGTAATGACGGGCGTGCCGTTGGCATCGCGCGGTGCCGTCTCGACGGCATGGCGCCACGTCTCGCGCAAGCGCTCTGGCTCATCGCGCAGTGGCGCCAGCTCGCGAACCTGCCATTCATTGGCAGGCAGCGGCAAGTCTCCGGCCGGAGACTCCTGCAGCACGGCAAGCGTTTGCGCTGCAGTAAGCACACGAAAGACGTGCGCCTTGCGCCAGCCTAACTCATGTTCGACGCAATTCTCGAGACTGGTGTAGCCGAGATCGCGCCAGCGCTCGTTGTCGTGGAAGTCACGCAGGTCGAGTGCGAACTGGACCCAGGAGCGTTTGATGCGGTCGAGTTGCTGCCGCGCGACGTCTGCGCGAGACTCAGGCACGAACAGATCGGTCACCGGTCATCTCCAAACAGACCGTCCTTGAAGTCACGGTCGCGAAGCTCAGCTTTCGTCCAATTCAGCTCGTCGAGCACCTGTAGGCCTTCGGGTGTGCGCGTGTCGAAAAAGTCGAGATTGTTCGCTCGTCCGCGAGCTTTGCGCCAAACTGGGAACTTGTCGTCGTTGGTCAGGATGAACCAACTCCATTGGGATGGACCCGACGGCTTGCGCACAATGCAGTAGCGTTTGTCGATCGCTTGTAGACGTTCAATCAGCGTGCGACGATCGGTGTGGCGATCGCCGGGCAGCATCCGTGGTCGTTTGATCGACGTGGCTGAGACATAGATGATCAAGTCATAACGCTTGAGGTGCGGGCACCTGGCCAGGTCGGCGATGAAGTCCAGGTCGACCTGCTCGGTCGGATCGTAGACGAACGCGCCGAGCGTTCCTGGCAACACTTGCGGATCGCTGAATGAAGCAAGGTAGCCGAACGAATCCGTGGCGTGTACGGCAAAGTCCTGTTGACCACGCACCGGCTGACCATATCGCGTGCGCAAGGTCTCGCGTAGTTGCTTGGCCCGCGTCGCGTGGCGCTCGAAGAACGCCGCCGCGAATGGGATCCCTGTACGCTGCGCACGCTCGCGGAGACGCTCCATGGAGTGGAGGGGAGTGCCCTGCAACTGAGTCCCGTCGACTAGCGTGTCGTAACCGCTGCCCGCGGTCAGATCGATCCAGATGTAGGGTCGTCGCCAATTGGGGAATCGATCAAGCGCGCCGAATGCGCGCTTCATGACGATGTCGACGATGCCCTCGAAGTCCTGAAATTTCTCAGCGGACTGGGGCCCGAGGCCCATGCCGTCGTCGTTTGGCATCAGTTCGACTCGCCGACCAGGTCTGCTGGCTTGACCTTCAACGCCCTGGCGAGCTTCTGGACGGTCGTCGGGTAAGCGGGACGGGTACCCGTCTCGAGCTGCTGGACGGTGTGGCGTGAGAGTCCTGCCGCCGCGGCAAGCTGGGCTTGCGTCATGACCGCCCGTTCGCGCAACTGGCGCAGGTTTCGGATGGCGAGCGCCATGCGTTGAAGGATACGTCTCTGACGCATAGGCAGTACGGCAAGGCTGCGTCTATCGGATAAAGTCATGCTACATCCTAGCATGTTCTTTGTTGTTTCTATGATAGTTGTTGTGTATAGTGTGGGCACAATGAACGTCACGCTCTCGACCGACAACCCGCGCAGCCTCAAAGCGCTGCAGCTCACCGCCGGCGCCGAGGACTGGCTCGCCCTGCCTGGTGGTGGCTTCGGCATACCGAGTCAGCGCAACGATGGCGCCTTCTACGCGGCCGACTGCACCTCGTGCTCCTGCCCCGACTTCCAGTACCGCCGCGAGACCTGTAAACACCAGCTCGCGATCCGCCTGTACGCCGTCCTCAAGGCCGCCGCGTGACGAACCAGACGGACGCCACGGTTCTGGTCTGGGGCTGCGGCCACGCGGCGCCGGTGGTCCTGGCGATCGACGCCGTCAAGGCTGCTGAGCAGATCGCCGCCTACACCCAGATCGACTGCACACCCTGCGCGAAGGCCAGGAAGCATCCGACGCGCGGCATCACCTGGGCGGACGTCCGATGATCACGCTGCGCCCCATCGTCAAAGCGCACGCGAGCACGCTGCGCCAGGACGGTACCGGGCGCGTCCTGCGGCGCGAGTGCTGGGAGGCCACCACCGTCGACGGCGAGTGGGCCTTCGAACGGGTCGAGGAGCCGGGCACGCCGTGGATCGTGGTCCACTCCCCGCGCACGCCCCAGGCCGAGACGGCGAGCTGCTTGTTCGGCACGCTGAAGGCGGCGCGCGCGGCGGTCGAGCGAGGCATCGAGGCCTGGTTGCCGTCGGTTCAGCTCGCGGCCCACGCGCGTGGCGAGCACGATGCACTCGAGAGCGCGTACGGGTGCCGAGCCTGCGACGAGCAGCGGTGGGGCGCCCGCCGCTAATGGCCGTCTACGTCAGCCCCAACGACCCGCGCGGTCCGGCCGCGATCGCGCTGGTCGTCGCGGACCAGTGGAAGCGCCACTTCGACACCGCGACCCGCCGCGTGTGCTTCGACATCCCCTCGAGCCGCCCCGGGCGCAACTACCGCACCACCGCCGACGGCTGCACCTGCAGCGACCTGAAGTACCGCCCCTGGACCGTCTGCAAGCACATGCTGGCGGTCCGCCTGCAGCTCGAACTCGACACACAGGAGGCCGCGTTCTAATGACCCGCTACGAACTCGAAAAAGAGATCCTGCCCGAGATCCGCCGCGACATCGTGCTGATCAACGACGAGCAGACCCGTACCGCGCTCTTCAGCCTGCTAGGCCTGGTCCACGACCTGGCCGAGGAGCTCGAGCGGAGTAAGCGCGCGTGACCCTCGAAGGCGCCATCGAGGCCCGCAACGAGCGCGGCCTCAAGCTCGACGGCGAGTGGCTCAACGTCTCGAAGTTCCGCCCCATTCCGATTCCCGATGTCGCCGCGGGCACGCCTGTCCGCGTCGAGGTCGATGGCAAAGGCTTCCTCAAGTCGATCGAGCTACTCGAGGACGAGCTGCCCGCGGCGCCGTCCTCACGCGATGCCACCATCACTCGCCTCACCGTCCTCAAGGCCGCGGCACACTTTGCCGCCGGCCGCGACGAGGTCAAGTCCGCGGACGTGCTACGCATCGCCGAGAGCTGGCTATGCTGGATAGCTCAGGAGGATGCGTGATCCTGCTCGTATTTGCCGCGCTGGCGATCGTGTGGTACGTCATCCTCATCACCCTGATCGGCTGGCTCACCGGCGCGTGGCCATGCAAAGACTGCGCGCGCGAGAAGCTGCGCCGCCGGGGTTGGATCACCTAATGGGGCTTAGAGCTACCAAACTCGAACCACTCAAGTGCGACTGGTGCGAGTACGAAGCTGTCTACTCGATCAATTGGGAGTGCGGACACGCCTCGGCAATGTGCGTCTTGTGCTTCGAGCCGAGCGACGCACGCGACTGGACTATGGACATCATGGAGTGGGACGCCGAGCCGGCGATATGCCCGGACTGCGCGGGGTAACCATGCCGACCTCGTCTAGAACGGACAACTACGCACGCGGCGTGTGGAATGGAGCAGAAGCCATGCGCCAGCTTGCCGAGTGGTGGTTTGACAATCGCGACCGATGGGCAGATAGCGATCGCCCGCGAGATCGGCACCCCCTCTGGCTGCTCCGCGCCTATGAACAGGAGATTCAGCGCTGGGAACGCGAGCGTCTGGCCGATGAGGGCGTACCCCCTCCCGATTGGATGGCGTTCAAAGATGCTTGGTAGACATATAGATGGTTAGGTCTGATAAACCGCTGGGCGTGATCGAGCGAGCAGTGCTCGAGTATGGGCCGGCGTGCGTCCTCGGTTTGTTCAGCGGCGGCCACGACTCGGTGACCTCGACGCACATCGCCGCGCAGCATCCAGCTTTCAGGGGCGTGCTGCACGTCAACACGGGCATCGGCATCGAGGAGACACGCGAATACGTGCGTCAGATCTGCCGGGACCAGGGCTGGCCACTGATCGAGGAGCATGCGCCCAAAGGGTGGTACGAGCAGAACTGCCTCGCGAAGGGCATGCCCGGCGGTCCGATTCAGCATGGCCTCATGTACCAGCGACTCAAGGATGACCAGGTGCGCCGTGTCGTCCGACGCTACCAGCGCCGGCGCGGGGATACGGTCGGGCTTGTGACCGGGGTGCGACTACACGAGTCGGAGCGACGCATGCGGGTCCATCCCGAGCCAGTCCGTCGCGAGCGTGGGCAACTCTGGATCAATCCCATCCTCGACTGGACGGCGTCTGACGTGGGCACGTATATGGCTCACGTCGGGCTGCCGCGGAACCCGGTTGTCGACAAGTTGCACCGCTCCGGCGAATGTCTGTGCGGTGCCCTGGCTGACCCGCAGGAACTCGACTGGATTGCCTACTGGTATCCCGCGGTGGCTGGGCGGATCCGGCTGCTCGAACTGGAATGCTTCAAGCGGCAACTGCCCTACCGTTGGGGCACGAAGCCATCGCAGACGTTCGACGCGAACCAGCCCATGCTGCCCTTGTGTGCCGACTGCCCGACTCGGTGGGCGGCTTGATAGAGCTAAGTGCCGATATGTCTGACAAACAGTACCTGCACTGGTCACAGGCGGGAGGCCCAAACGAGTGCGAGCATGGTTACGCCGAAGGTATCCCGTGCCCTAACTGCGATGCCAACCCGCGCATAGTCGAACTCCGTGCTGAGATCGAGCGGCGCAAGCAAGCGTTCAACGACATGTTTGAGGATTGCACGAAGGCAAACGCTGCCCTGCGCGCCGAGAACGAGCGACTGCAACAAGAGGTTGAGCGGCTCCTCATCGACAATGCCGAGTTGAGCGACGAGTGTGACCAGTGGGAGCGCAAGCAGGAGCAGTCCTGGCAGGAAATTGCTGATCTGCGGGACGCGCTTGCTAGAGCGAACTAGTGACGCCGGCCACCTAGGAACGGTTCCCTGACCACGCCGAACCACGCGCCCAGGACGATGCCCGCGACCAGGGCGATGCCAGCGCCGTACTCGGGGTGCGTCAGCAGCAGCCACAGCGCGACGAACAGCGTGCCCACCGACAGCGCGAACTGACACAGCAGACGCGTGATCGTGACCGACGCGGCCTCGTGCCAGTCGTCAGCACGCGGCGACTCCGGCGGGTCGGTCATTCAGGCTAGGTCAGACGGGCTACTGCCAAGGCCGCGAACAGGCCAAACACCACCGTCTGACTCAGCGGGATCACCCCGATCAGGCCCAGGATCGCCAGCAGTAGGACCACAATTGCGATGATGGCCCCCACCGTCCAGGGGTAGGTTCCAACAGTGAAAGTAGGCATCAGCTCCCCCTCAGTGCACGAGATAGACCATCTGCCAGCCTGGCAGCGCTGCCCACTGCTCGGCGTCTATCGTCTCCCAAATGTTCTTGTAGCCCTGCGCCGAGTTGGCGATCCACAGTCCGCCCCACTCGGCAGTGCCGCGGCCTCCGACAAAGTGATACCAGCTCGTCGAATTGAGAATGTACGCCGTGGAGTTGGCCAGCTCGAGCGCACGCGGCCACGAGACCCACTCCTGGCGCGCTTCGACGCCGTAGGACTCGAGCACGCGCACGATGCACTGTGTGTCCTTGAGCCCGCTCCACTCGTCCACACAGCTCGGGTAGCCAAGTTCGTAGGCCACCTTCTCGCGGCTCGAGTACGGGTCGAGCCCGGTGGCGCGCAGCAGCCAGTCTGTCGCACAGATGCTGCAGGTCCACCCGTAGAGCTGCGGCGGCATGGGCAGCTCGCGGTTCTCCTGGTAGTGGTCCCACCACGTCTCTTCCGGTGCCGGGCTCAGCTCGTCACTGTCGAAAGGCGACAACGCGTAAAGCGTTGTCTGCCTCCAGCCAGTAGTAGATATTGTCGCGGCCCATTGTCTGACTGATCTTTTGCCCCGGCGGATCATTGACGATGAACACTTCGTTGGAGCGCGCTTCGTCGCCGTGGTCTGCCATCGCCTGCTGCACGCCTGGCCCGACGCTGTAGTCGGTCATGTCATCGGTACCTGTTCTCTCGGCAGCAAGCCGAGGGGGCTCGTTGGCTCTGTCAGTAAACTGGTGGTCCGAATGACCGACTCACAGCAACTCGACATTACCGACCTGGTAGGCATGGACGCTCGGCGGCTCGAGCGGACCGAGATGTGGTATTGCGAGACGACCGCAGGCGACGCGCAGATCGCGGAATATGAACTGAGCCGGCCCGCAATGGAGCAGAAGGTGCATGTATGCCCCCAGTGCATGGCGAACGTGCTGGCGATCGAGTCAGATCCCCAACCGAGCTGAGGTTCACGCGGGCGTTTCCATCGGCACCTGCTCCGGCGGCAGCAGCCCGTTCTGGATGTCGCGGATTTCCTGTTTGCGCGCCGCGGTGGTGCCGGCCGCCTGAAACTCGGCCGCATACTCCTCCGAAGTTTTGTCGCGCATTGCCACGTGGGCGGCGATGACCTGGTCGACGGTCGGACGGCTTGCTTCAGGAAAATCTGCAGGCACGCCTTCGCTGTCATACGCATGTACGTAGTCCGCGGTTATCCCGAGCCCAGGCTCCACGGCGACACCCGCCGCAGCCAACTCAGTCTTGAGTTGGACCAGATTGATAGCTTTCCCGCCCACAAGCTGGCCCTTGAGCGTCTCAGTCATCGGCGCAACTCCACCAACAACAGCGTGCGCTGTTGCTGGTTTGCCGTAAGGGTTCCGGCCGATGTGCTCCATCGAGCCTTGACCGTGTGCGAGGCAGCAGCCACGCCTTGAAAGAGATACAGGCTGGCGACGATAGCAACGCTACCCGCTAGCGGCGCGATCCACACGTTGGTGCCAGCCTCACTACCGCCATCGAGTGACAGGCCAAAAAAATTCTGACCCGTCGCGCTGGTATTAATCACGGTCGCGATAAAGAATGCGGCGAGATTGACAGCCACCGCATCCGGACCGCCGCTGGTAAACGTCAGCGTCATGTCCGGTATGTCAGCATACGTGGCTGACGTGGTCGTTGGACTGACGCTCGAACCCACCGCAATGCGCGAGATGGTCGCGGCATTGGCAGCCATGTTTGCCGACGTGATCGTGCTCGGAGCGATGTCAACGCCCTGCACCTGACCGTCCATGATGTTCGCAGAGGTGATCGTGTTGTTGGCAATATTGCCGCCCAGGATCGTGCTCGCTGCGATCATGGTCGAGGTAATCATGCCCGTGGGGATCGCACCAGCCCCGAGCACCAATCCCTTGCCGCTCGAGTGATCATGCGTCGACACCGCCGCCGCGAGCGCCTGCACGTCTTCTTTCAGGAACAGGTCCGTACCCGCCGTCGCACGCGGGAAGGTCGGTGAGCTGTAGTTCGGATCAGTCGCAATACGTGCCACGTGCTAGACCTCCGTCAGTTCCATATCCCACTGGGTCGCTTTGACTGTCAGACTGCCCCGCCACTGCCGGCCGATCTCGTCGAAACTCTGACCGATCGCGTAATCGGTGAACGACAGATCATGCACCGACTCGTCCGGCAAGGTACAGGTCACCGCGCCCGGCGTATCGACCGCCTGGTCGACCACGCGCTTGATCTCACGGCGCCCTATTCTCAGCGGCACCCCGTCGCGCCGCACCAGGCCGTCCGAGCACAAGACGGTCAACTCGACCTGCATGAAGCGCTTGGGCCGCAGCGCGTGGCCGATGGTCACCGCCGAGACCAGCGGTGATGCCGTCGCCGCGGTGTTGTGCAGATGCACACGGAACGCCGCCAGCACGGCGCTAGCGGTAATTGGCATGGGCGCCATCTCGTACGTCGCGGAGTCGAACACGTTCGGAAACGACGTCCAGCTCGTGAGCTTCGGGTCGAGCTTGTAGTCGATGGTCACGTAGTTATTCGAATCGAGCTGGTGCCCCGTGACCGACAGGTGTCGCAAACTCTTGACGCTGGCGTGATAGCCACCGTGCCACAACGGCAGGTCGACCCAGCTATCCCCCACTCCAAAGCGGTACTGGTCGCACGCCGCAGGGTTCGCGACGCACGGATTCACCAGCCACCCGATGCTGCCGTCGCTGAAGCCCAGGTAGGTGCGCGTGTGCCCCGTCGGCGCGCCCACCTTCGACACGTACAGCGCCTGGATCGCCTGATTGGCAAACGCGGGACTGATCGAGCCGTGCCACGCGTCGACGTGGTCGGGCTCGATCTGCGCCGCGGACCGCACGATGTTTGAGGTGACCGAGGTCTGCGAGACGTAGCCGCCGAACTTGACCAGGTAGCCCGTCAGCGTGTCGGGATTGAAGATGCCCGCGTAGGCGAACATGGTGCCCAGCCCGGCGAACGCGGTGATCTTGCCGCGCACCGGCGAGTCATTGTTCACCAGCTTCTCAGGCCCGACCTCCTCGATCGACAAATCTGGCGCGATGCGCGACAGGTTCGTCCCGTACGCCGTGTACAGGTCGTTTTCGAACTGCCCCCACGCCTTGCCGCTGTTCGTGTCAGGCGCAAATTTCAAGAAGGGGAACAGCTGGTGGTCGTCGCCGGCCTGGTCGAGCGTGTACATGCCGTCCGTCTTGGCAATGAGCAAGACGCCGCTCGCGGTCACCATCAGCGCGGAGATGCTCGAGCTCTTGTCGCCGGCGCGGAAGATCAGGCTGGTGTAGTTGGCTTCGTTGGTGGGGTCGGCGTTGGTGTCGCATTTTCTCAACCGGTTCGTATCGTCGGCCCACCAGAACTCGCGGCCGATGGTGGCGAACGCGAGCGCCGAAAACGTCGCCATCGCCGTCCACGTCGTGCCATTCGACGAGTAGCGCGCCGCACCGGTCGAGAGCGCCACAAACGCGCGTTGGATACCGTCGAAGTTGCTGGTAAAGACGGTGATGTTCAGTACCGCGACGCCCGCGCCGAAGTCGGCGACCTGTGTCCAGGTACTGTCGGAATCCCGGCGCAGGATGTACCGCCCCTGGGCGCAGTACACGCTGGTCCCGAGCTCGAAGAAGGCCCGCACCCCGGTCGTCGCGTCGTGTGGCGTGGGCGTCAGTAGCGTGATCTGCGGCCCCTTGCACCACGGCCAGACCGAGCAGTCGACGCCTTCCGCCGACGCGTAGCGGAAGTCCTGCCACTTCTCCTGAATGTTCAGCCCCATGCCCAACACGAGCGACTCGTACGGTTCGTCGCGGTCGCTGATCGGCGACAGGCCGGCGTAGCCGAAGTCGGGCGGCGCGACCTGGGAGATGTCTTGCGACTTGGTCGAGGTCACCAGCGGCTTGTTCGGCGCCGGCGGCGCGAGCAAGAGTCCCACCGAGCCAATTTTCAGGTGATACGGAAATGGACTGGCCCGTGCGCTATAGATGCTCACGAACGCACCGCCGGGCCGAAGCGACGCGCGGGACGAAACGTCAGTGTCGGCGCCACCGCGACAAAGTGCTGCCGCGAGCGGTCGGCGAACCACGCTGCGGCGGTCGCCTGATCACGAATCAAACGCTGGTTCGCGGCTGGCTCGAGCAGATGCCCGAACCGCCGCCAGCCCACGGTCAGCGCGGACGACGCCAGCCAGTCCCGTTCGATGGGCGCCTCATCCGTCTCGAGCGCCAGTCCCGACTGGTCACCGTAGACCCCGCCTGCGGGGCGGCAGTGGTCGTACGCGCGCTTGTAGCAGCGCAGAAACAGCACGTCGCCAGCGTTGAACGAGCGTGCCCCAGTGTTGAAGTAGAAATCGCCGCCGTCCCGCTCGATCTGGCCGTACACGATGTTGTCGAACGGGTCATCCAGGTTGCGATTGGAGCCCTGCGGCAGCATGCCGGCCTGGCGCACGTGGTTCGCGTCCTGGATCCACGGCGCGACCAGCCCGAGACTGTGGCGCGTGGCGCCCGGTGTCGGGACGCACACGATCTCGACCACCATCCAGCACTGCTTGAGCCCATCGTTGATCAGCTGGTGCAGCGTCGGCACGTCGAACGGCCCCAGGATCTCGAAGCGTTCGCCCAACCCGCTCAGCCCCAGGTTTTCCAGGTCCTCGTAGAATATCAACTCGAGCCCGGCGTACTGGAATGCCTCGAGATAGTCGTACGCCGAGCCGCCCGGTGGCGCGATGGGCGCAATGGACCACACCAGATCGGGCGTGATGGTGCCCGTGGGCGGGTCGTACGTTTGCACGTAGCGGTGCTTGTCGTGCTCCTGTACGGCGTCGGGTCGGTAGAGAGGACGCTGGGTATAGAGGTCGTTCTGTGCGATCCCGGACCTGATCGGGTAGTTCGAGCACACGAGAAGGGTCGTGCTCGAGCCGCTGGTCGCGCGCACGTTGTACGCCTCGGGTCCGATGTACTCGCCAGACTCGACCGCGACAGAGCGTCTGTATTCCGCGAGGGTCGGCATCTCTGACAATCCTTACCTGACTGGCACCAGCGCCGGCGCCCCGGACGCGACATGGATACCCAATGATGGTGCTGCAGCCCTCCCTGACGGCACGAGCCACGGTGCGACTGACCGCGACGCGACAGTCATCGAAGGTGCGTAGACCACCGCCCCGGACCCGATGGTGCCGGCCTGCAGCGGGCCAATCGGGACCCCCACGAAAACCGGCACGTAGACCTGGACCGCGGTGCCAATCGTGCCGGGCTGAATGGTCTGTGGCGTAGGGACCACAACGGTCGGTGAGAACACCTGCTCGGCCGTGGCAATGGCATTCGGCGTGACGGTGGTGGTGGCACTCGCCTTGAACGACGCGAGTTGCGCACCGGCCAGCCCACCAGAGCAGGTCCAGGCGGGGTTCGTCGCGGCTGCAGCGCCCTGAACGATATACGCCAGACCACCGCCGAACGCGGTGCTCCCCACATACGCGCCAGTGTCAGAAACGACGTACGACGAACCAATAGTGATCGCGCCAACACCACTCGCCAGGCTCGCCGCAACAACCACTTCATTCGCTACTCCGGGCGTAATGCTGCCCGCGCTCATCGTCGTCGCGCTGCCCGTGGCAAAGCTGGTCTGGTCTAAAGGCGCCGCGGTATCACACCCACTGAACGCGGCAACTGCAAGAAACGGGTACTGAAGAGTCGCCGTAAGCGTGAACGTATGCCCGGTACCGACCGTTGGGCTTTTGACGTAGAGGATCCGTAGGTAGGGCTGGCTTCCCTTCGGGGGAATAGCCGTGAGCCACGTATTGGACTTGCTGTCGACCAACGACCCGCTGCCGAGATAGTCGACCTGGACGGCGACCAGTAAAGTGGCTCCGCTGGTGTCAATAGCTGGAGTCGTAAACCCGTTGCCATCCGGTGAGCTGCCCTTGGTATGGGCGATTAGAGCGATCGGCACCTAAAGTGTGAAGAGCCCACTTGCGCTGAACACCACGGAGATATCGGCCCCGTTCGGGATGACCGGCAAGCCGGTACCCGTGTCGACCCAGGCAATCAACCGCTGTGCTGAGGCCGCCACGTCGGCGCCACCCGAGACCGCGGAGCTCTGGAAGTACAGCAGGCTATGGCCCGACGCGTTGGCCGCCGGCGCGGTAAACGTGATGTCCGCGGCGTCCGCGGTCCCCGAGGTACCGGTCTTGGACGCGAGTGCCGCAGACGTGGCGTGCAGCACGCCGCTGGCGCCGGTGATATCAGAGACGAACTTGTGCGCGGCGTTGAACGTATACGCGCGCACGAGCGCGACCTTCATCACCGCGGTATCCCAATCGATTTCGCCTAAGAGGAAGCCCTCGCGACCGGGTGAAAAAAGTGCGTTGGCGATGAATCTACCCTCCTCTCAGCCGGCGTACGTCAGGTCTTCGAGCGAGTTCGGGATCACCTTCGCCTCGAGTGCCGTCACACGCGCCACCAGAGCGTTGAACTCGGCCGCGGTGGGATGCACATCGGCCCCCAACTTTGCCGTCGTCACCGCACCATTGGCGATGTCGATCGTCTGGATCGTGCCGTCGGCAATCTTGGCGGACGTGATCGAGCCGTCGGCGACCGTCAGGGTTTGCCAGTCGTCCGGCAACGTCACCGTCACCAGCGCGCCCGTGGCGAGCCGGCGCCGCACGACCAGGCGCCCGTTGTGCGCCCACGTCCCGTCGGTCTGACGATCCCGAGAAACGACGAAGGTATCAGTCACTCAGGCGTCGGTCACCTTCGCACCGGCGCGCTTGACCACGATGGAGGCGTGCACCCCACCCTGTGACTCGCGGTTGTCGCGTGCGACCACCACCGCCTCGATGTCCCTGTACGCGCGGGCATAGTCCTGCTCGCTCGAGATCCCCAGCTCCCGCATACCGTCTTTCTGGCTCATCCCCAGGAAGCGTGCGCCGTCAATAACATCGGGCGTGCGCTCGTCATTCGGCATCGGGTTTGTCCTCGGGTTCGGGCTCGGGAATCTCGTCGCCCTCGTCCTCTGGCTCCGCTGGGGGATTCGGGTCCGGAATCTGGCGCATAACAGGGCTCCTACGAAGTGGTGAACGTGCGGTCCGTGGTGTAGGTGGTCTGACCGTTGGATGTCGCGCGAATGCGGTAGTGATAGAGCGTGCCCGTCGTCAGGCCGGTCAACGGCTTGGTCATCGCGCCCGAGCCACCGCCCTCGGTATTCAGCAGACCGTAGGCAATCGTCAGCCCGTACTCGACCTGGTTGGTACCCGCCGGCTGCACGGTGTAGTTGATCGTTGCACCCGTGGTGGTGATACCCGTCACCGAGATGGCGCTGATCGTCGGCGCCGGCGCGCTCCCGACCGACGCCGTGCTCCCGCCAGGCGGCACGGCCGCGCTCGCGTTCGTCGGCCATCCCGCCGGACCGGGCGGTGCCTGGCCTGTCTCGTTGCCGCGCCAATCGACCGGCGTGTGCGTCCACAGTCCACCCGACGCCCCGGTCTGCGCGGCGATCATGCCGCTCAGGTCGCCGGCCGCCAGCAGCTCGACCTCGGTCATTAGCTGGTCTTCTCCGCGGTCGCCTTCGGTGTCGCCTTCGCGGGCTCAGCCTTCGCCGGCTCCTTCGCCGCCTGCTCGGCCTGGTGCGCCACCAGGTCGGGGATCTTCTCCGCCGAGCCGGCGGTGTAGCCCTTGCGCTCGTACGTCTCCGAGTTGCTCAGCGGCGCGATGAACGTAGAGCCGTCGGGCTTCGTCCACGTCACGTACATGGTCGGATCAACCTGCGAATGCGGCCCCTCGGTCGCACTCGCCGCATCGTTCGGCTTGACCTCCAGCACCTCGGGCGGGCTCGCCTCCGCCGGGTGTTGCTTTAGCTCTTCTTCGACCGCGGTCGCTTCGCTCATACCGTCCCCCTGCGCGCCCTGCGCGCCTGCTCCATCGGGTCGTAGCCCTGGCCCTGGACCATCTTGGCCTGCACGGCTTCCATCGTGGTGGTCGCGCTCGTTTCGACACCCGACAACAGCGCCGCATCCCTGGCATCCTCGCGCGCCTGGGCACGTTTCGGCAGGATCACCCGGATGTCCTTGCCGGTCTCGCGCTTGATGTCGGCCAGGTACTCGCGCACCTCTTCGACCGTGTAGTCGTCGAAAGTGTCCTCGAGGTTCAGGTCGCGGTAGCGCTCGCCGGCGCGCCGAATCGCGTTGATCAGCGCCGCCTTCTCGCGCTGCGCCTTCAGGAGCTTCGGGTATTCGACATCCAGGTACTGGCGCACCTCGCTGTGGCCGTCACGGCCCAGCGAGTCGGACAGCATCTTGTAGCCCTTGTCGGTGTAAAAAGCTCTGTTGACTGGGTCCCCTTGCAGGGAGACCACACTCCCGTCCGGTTTCAGAAACAGTCGCTGGGGGTAGTTGTAGTTTTGTCCATGCCTGGGCTGGGACGCTCTCGCTGGAGTTTGATCGAGCAACTTATCCAGGAAGTCGTTGCCGGTAACCTCGACCATCGCCTAACTAGCCCCGTTCAAAAGCACGCCGAAGTTGTCGCGCATCTCCTGGTGACCGTAGATAACTTCGACCGCCAGCTTCCACGAGAACACGTCAATGTCGTAGAAGATGTGCGTCTTGGGCGTGCGCTGAACCACCAGCGCCAGCGCGTCGCGGTGGAAGATGGCGTTGTTCGCCTGACCCCCGGCGGGCTTCACCAGGTTGGTGGTGACCGCCAGGTTGAGCCCGTACATGTCGCCCAGCATGCCCGACCGCGTCGGGTACGCGTTGGTGCCGATGTACAGCGCGTTCGACCAGCGATCGAGTGCCAGTTTGGCGACCTTCTCAGCTGGCGTCATGATGAAGAACCGGTCGTCCTGCGGCACGTCGGCGTCGTCGAGCAGCTTGACTGCCGCCAGGACGTTGGCGTCGGAGGCCGCCGTGCCGAGCGTGCCGACCACCTGCGAGAAGCCGGCGAAGTCCGCAGCCAGCTTGGAATCGATGTCCCTGGCTACGGCGTAGCCGAGCTTGCGCTGGTACTCGTTCTGGACGTCGACGATCGACTGGACCTTGACGATGTCCTCGATGCCGAGTGCCGCGTAGGACCAGATGTTGAGCGTGATGGTGGTCGCCGTCTCCGCCACGGTCTCGTACGTGATGGCCGTGTTCTCGGCCTTGGCTCGAGCGGCGAGGTTGCCGATGCTGGCGACCTTGACCGTCTTGCCAACGGTGGCGTCCGATTCGAAACTGCGGTTGACGCTCTTGGCGATGACCAGGTTCGCCTCGGTCGCGCGCAGGACCTGCTTGGACCAGATGTCGGGCGAGAAGACCCCGTTCGCGATCGTTTGGTCAACGAACTCGAGTGCGCCTGTGGCCACGGTGGGCTACCCCCTAGCGTTGTGTCAGGGGGGTACTCCGCGTTGCCCTGTGGCGTACCCCCGGTTTTGGATGCCCGTTCGCATCGAACAGGGCGTCATATTCCTGCATGGTCATGGCCTCGATCTGTTCGTCAGTCACTTCTCGGACGCGACCGGGGGTACCTGATTCGCGCTCGGGGACTGGCTCGTCACCATTGACTTCCGTCAGCACCGACTTGCGGAGAGCAGACTCGCGGCGTTGAAGCTCCTTCTCCACCTCGAGCTTGGTGCGCGCATCGGCGATGTACTGGAGATACTCGGCGACCCCCTGGGCTTGACCTTTTCCTTCTCCGAAGACTTTGCCAGCCACCTCTTTCTGAATCGAGTCGGGCAGCTGTTGCTGGAACAATACGACACCGTCCATAAATGGACCAGCGGCTTGCGCGGCCTGGTGCTGGGCGATGCGCTCCTGGTACTCACGCTGCGTCATCTCGCCCAGCGTGTACAGGTCTCCTGATTGCGCGGCCTCGAGCTTGGCGCGTTCCTGGGCGTCGCGTTCCTGCTGACGCAAGAGCTCCCTGGCGCGGAGATCGGCGCGGCTGCCGATCAACCCACTCAGCGTCTCGTCTTTTTCGAGCACGTCCCGCGGCAGGTTCTTGCTGAGCACCTTGAACGCTTCGGCAGGGTCTTTGGCTTCGCGCCATTGCGCCACCCACTCGGGCTCGGCGTCCGCGGCGGGCTCAGACTCAGCCGACGGCTCCGCCGGCGCTTCAGGCGTGGGCTCAGCGGGTGCCGCCGCTCGCGCACGACCGCCACGGCCTCTTGGCGACGGCGCGGGCTGCGGGGCTTCCTGTGCCGACTCCTCGCGTGCCGCAGCTTCCTCTTCGACGAGGTCGGGATGGGTGCCGCGGTCTGACATCGTCATGGCTTACTTCTTTGGTTTTGGCTTGCCGGCGACACGCATCGCGATCGCCACGGCTTGCGGCTGTTTTCGTCCAGCCTTGATCTCGGCGCGGATGTTCCTGGAGATCCCCGCGGGCGTCTTCGCCGCTTTGCCCTTGATCAATGGACTCATCGTTTCACCGCTCCCATCGTGGTTGGGGCCTTGAACTGCGGCAGCGTGTTCTGGATCTGCGCCAGCGCGTCCTTCGGGTCCAACCCGTACTTCTCCTGCATCCCCTGCAGCACCATGCTCTGCGTGCTCGGCGCCGCGCGCAGGAACTCGTTGCTATTGATCTTGTTCGGCGTCGGAATGGCGTTCAGCACGTCGCTCATCGATGCCTGGTTTGCGGTTGGATCCCGGATGTCCTGGATCATCTGCGACAAATAGCCCATCCCGCCCTGGGTGTTGCCGCCGGCGGTGCCGACACCGGCGACCGTGTTCGGCGCCGAGAAACCGGCCACGCCCTGGCCGCCGAGCAGGTTGCTCATCTGGCCGATCGCCTGCTGCTGGCGGAACGGGTTCGCCTGCAGGTCAGCGGCTTGTTTGATCATGCCCATCTGCTGGGCGTACGTCTGCTGCTCGCGCGCCATCGTCGGCTGCGCGCCCTGAGGACCCGCGTACCCGTAGGCAGTCAGCGGCGGCAAGCCCTGCTGGGTGCGCGACTCGTTGATCGCCTGATTGGTTGCGTTGGTCCACGCTTGCAGCGCCGCGCCCGGATCGTGGAAGCGGTCCATGTAGGCCTGCTGCGTGGCCTGGTCCTGCTGAAAGAAGCTCGAGCCGTCGTTGGCCGTCCCAGGCGCCAGGACGGGCGTCGGCGCCTGGTAATACCCCGTCGATGCCGCGGTATTGAGCGCGTTGGTGTTGGCGTTGGTGTTGAGCGCCTGGTAGCCCTGCAGCCCCGCGAGCGTCTGTTGCGGCATGCCCGTGGGCGGCGCCGCGGCGAGCGCCATGAACTGCTGGTAACCGATCGGCGTGGCGTTGTTCTGAAAGCCGCGGGCCTGCGCCTCGGCGAGCCCCATGCGCTGGAGCTGACCGCTCGGCGTGACCAGGGCGAACTGCGTGCCGTTGACCCCGCTCGGGTCTTGCGTCTGGACCCACGTACCGGGCGAATACGGCGACTGCTGCGGCGCGGTGAGCACACCCGTAAGCCCCGCAGTCGCAATGCCCTGATTGAAATACTGGTTCTGACCCGCGAGCGTTTGATTGGTGTTGAAGCCCGACTGGCCTGGGATGTAGCCAACCTGCCCCGCCGCTTGACCCGCCGCCAGCGTAGGCGCACCAGGCGGCGCGGGCTGGCCGACGCCGAAGTTCTGGCCGTAGGTCTCGGCGACCTGGTTGGTGTAGGTCAGGTTCCACTCGCGGATGGCTTCCTGCACCTTCTGCGTGTTGCCGGAGCCGATCGCGCTGAAGAGATCCTGGATCGCGGAGCCGAGGTCGTCGGTGGTCATAGGCATAGCAGGTTCCTCAGATCGTCACGGGCGCCACGAACGGCGTCGGCGTCCCAGGCGGAAGTGGTCGCGGCGTCGCCCCCACCCACGGCACTGGGCCACCGTACGAGTAGTTCGCCCCGACTGGCGTATAGCCGTACTGCGATGGCGCCACGCCGCCGGTGTAGGCGATGGAGTTGCCGTAGTTCTGCCCCGGCACCTGCGCTGGCGGCGCGACCTGCCCGGAGGCGACCGCTGCCGGCTGTTGCACGGGCGTGGCAGTCGTGGCGGGTGCTGCCATGCCGCCCGTTTGCTGCGACTGTTGCGCGGCCTGGGTCGCCGCCACCTGCGGTGCCGGCCGTCCGTTCTGCTGCTGGTACACCTGGAACATCTGCGCCAGGGCCTGCTGCGCCTGCTGCGCCAGCGTGGGGTCGCCGCTGATCTTCGGGTCCGCGGCTTGCACCATGCGCGCCGCCGTGTCATACACAGCCTGACCGCCGCCCAGCTCGGTGGTGAACGCCTGCAGCCCGCCGACGAGCCGCTGACCCAGGCCCGCGGGAGCATTCATCATGTTGCTGCCGGCGGCCGAGCCGATGATGTTCTGCAGCGCGCCGGTGGCGCTCTGGACGCGCTGATTCAGCAAGCCCGCGCCGGTCTGCGCATTGCCGCGCGTGTTGGCGAGCACGTCGTTCGCCGCGCTGGCGATCTGCGTTTGCTGCGCCGTGGCCGCGTTGGTCGCCGCGGTCGTCGCGTTCATGGCGTTGACCGCACCCGTCAGCAGATCCTTCGCGTCGGCCATCGACATCTGGCGGTCGTTGACTTTGACGTGCAGCTGATCCATCAGGTCGTACATGGCCTGGTTGGCCGGCACGCGATTCTTGTTTTCGACCCACTGAATCGTGCCGTCCGGCTTCAGCAGCGGAATGTTCGGCGCGACCAGGTCAGCCTGGAGCTGCGTCGGCTTCTCTCCGACATAGTTCGGGTTGTCCTCTTTGCTGACGACCTTGCCGTCTTCGTCGAGGACAATGCGGAACTTATCGTTCGGGCCGGTGCCATACACCGCGACGGGCTTTTTGTCCTTGTCTTTGGTAAGCCCCTCGACGGGCACGAACTTGCCCTCGACCAGCGTGCCGCCCTGCTGCTTGCCCGGTTGGTCGGGGATGTCCTGCCAGATGACGTTGCCAGCCGCCGTGGGAGCCGTCGCGGGTGCCTTGCGCGATGCCCCAGTCGGCTTGTTGGTTGGCGTTCCGTCCGGACTGAGCGTCGTGACGACTTCGATCTCATTGGCCGGATTCTTCGGATCGGGGATCCAACGCGCGCCACCCACGTTCGTCGGCCCTTCCGCCTTCTTTGGCCGGCTGACGACCGCACCATTCGCGGACACGGGGATCGCGGTCGTGCCGCTATAGACGACCTGGATCTCCTTGTTCGGATCCTGGGGGTCGGGAATCCATTGCGGCGCACCGCTGGTGTCAGTCGCCGGTTTGGCGCGCGTGAGACCGGGGATTGGGACGAGTTGGCCGTCGACAATGCGGTGGCCCTGCTGTTGCGGTGTCTGGCCTGCGGCACCAGGGACGTCGACCCAGGTTGTCTCGGCGGGCGTGGTGACATCAGGAGCACGAGGCTGGCTCCCCGAGACGTCCTTCGGCCCTTCCTCGAGACTCCAGGAGACCTTGCCCGTGGGTCCCTCGACGCGTTGCGGCCGCAAAATGAGCTGCCGGCTATGCGTGCCGTCGGTGATCGTCACCAACCAGCGCCCGGTGGGCGTAGGCTTCTGCGCGCCGGTGACATCGGTCGCCATCTGCGTTTCAGCAACCGGATCACCGACCTGTTTCCAGCCGGCACTGGTCTGCTGGATGATCTGGTCGAGATCCAGCCCCTGATCGTTAGGCACGCCCTATACTCCCACGCACATCACGAAAATGTCCCGCGCCGCGCAAACGGCCGGGACATAGGCACTGAGAAGAGGTTTTCCCCGTGCAGCGCAACTTTAGCAGCCACCTGACAGGCACTGACCGTATCGGCATCGGATACGCGGCCGCGTTCATTGGTGGCGTAGCCGCCTCGTTACTCGGCCAGGCCGGGTGGGGCATCGTCCTGATCATGGCCATCGTGGCCGTGCTGATGCTCCCGGTAGCACTCGCCGACCTGGATACCCCGACGCGACCGTGGCATCGGGCCACTGCCGAATGGCAACGTTTCAAGTCGTACCTTCTGGGGGTCCTGGTGGGTTGGGTCGCACTTGGCTGGCTGGGCTTAGTCCTGAGCGGCGTCGAGAGCGGCTGGTGGTGGATCGCACTGGCCGCGCCCGCCGCCGTACTCGGGTTGGCGGTGTTCGCATATCTGTTCATCGGGCGACGCGTGGTACGTCGCCGCTGGATGCGCAAGGAGTTCAAGGTCGACCCCTAACCACCCAGGCCGATCGGCACGGGCTCACGCTTGGCGCGACTTTCTTCCAGCCGGCGTTTGATTTCCGCCTCGCTCAGTGACTGCAGCAACTCGCCGCCCGCCTGCATTCGGGCACGTTCGATCGCACGCTGCAACGCGCGCTGTTTGCCGAGGTCGTCGGCTTTCTTGTAGTCCGCATCTGCCATTACCGCCTGTACGTTGCGTTCGATGTACTGGCCCGCCTTCTCGTTGACGGTGCGCTGCTCGGCAGGTGTCAGGTCGACGTTGCGAACCGACGTCGGTGGTTCACCGACATCAGCGCCGTTGGCCAGCAACTCCTGGAGCACCGCGTTGGAGCGAATCGTGGTCGACCGCAGGGGATTCAATGCACCCGCGCCCTCAGCTTCGTTCGGTATCGGGCGCCCGAGTTGGTCCTGCGCCGCGGGGAGTCGCTCGCGGAGGCCTGGCAAGCGCGCCTCAACGCTCTGCTGCAGATAAGCCGGCAGGCCAACATCGGCCACCTTGCCGACCTGTCGCTGCAGCGGATCCCTCGCCTGACCGAGTGTGTTGAGCGCTGAGCCATAGGGCACCAGCGAGGTCATCATCTGGCCGAGTGTCTGAGCGCTGTAACGGTCGGGCTGCTCGAGTGCCTTCCAGATCGCCCCGATGCCTTGCAGGTACGACTGCTCGGTGACGAGCTTCGCGGTGCGGCGCCCGGCGTCGACGAGGATGGCAGGCACGTTGGCTGCGTTCTGCTTGCGGTACTGGATCGCTTCCGCGGCACCCGCGGCCATGGCTAGCGGTGTCGCGACCGGACCCCAGTTGGCATAACTCACGTAATGGTCGCCGAGCTTCAGGCTGTAGGGTTGCCAGCCCTGGGCCCGGAGCATGTCGCGTTTCTCGGGATCGTCAGGACCGGCCCCCGTGATCGCACCCTCCTGGGCTTTCTGGAAGAACGCAACGGTCGCCGCGGTACCCATGATGTTGTCGCCTAGCCGCTCACCCAGCGGCGCCACGCCTTTCGACGGACCGACGCTCGCACCCAGTTGCTCGCGCAGATTGCCGAGCGTGCGCGGCCCGTACTTTCCGCGCCCAATGTCGATCGCGGTACCAATAGCGCCGACCGGGCTGCGATCAATGCCACGAGCCTGGATGTGGTAGACGGTGCGCAAGAACGGCAGGATGACGTTACCGAGGAAGGGCACCCTCTGGATCTGCTCGAGCGCTGTGCCGAGCGAGCCCATCTCGCCGTGGTAGACCATCCGCTCACTGATCGCATCGGCTTCCTTGAGCATGTCCTTGCTCGGATTGCTCAGCAGTTCGGCGACTCGCTCGTTCCACGCCGGACCCGATAGCCCTTCCTTGCTCGCGGTCACGCCGGCTCTGCGGCCGAGCGCCATCGACTGCGCCATGGCCTTACCCCAGGCGTCGCCCGCACCCAGTATCCGTGAGGGCACGTCAAGTACCTTGGCAACCGGTTGCAGCACGGGGTTGCGCACACGATCGGCGAGGGAGTGCGGGATCTCACCCGCGAGCGCCTGCTCCGTGGTCATGCCGTGCGTGAGCGTTTCCATGAACGCCCGTCGACCCTTGTCGAAGCCAGCAACCAGGCCGGCGGCCTCGGGCGCGAGCTCCTCCGGTCGCCCGCGGAGCAGCGATGCCCCCGTGTCGCGAGCCATCCGCCACGGGATCTCGAGTGCGTTGCCGATCCCGTTGACCTCGATGGTGCGCGGGCCGCTGAGCATGCTGTTGTAGCGGAGCGCCTTGACCCAATCCTGGAAGCCAGCCTCGGGGTTCTTCAGCTTGGCCCAGAACTGCGCAAGTTGGATCGGTGACGCACCGGCTTGCTGCAGCGCGTTGAGCTCCTGGACCGCGGCGAGGGCGTTGTCGCGACCACCCAGGGTCTTGTAGATCTCAGAGATCGCCTCGTTTGGCGGCAGATCGATCAACCGCGTTTCGGCCTTCCAAGCGCTTCCAGCGCGGCCCCACTCGGCGCGCGCGCCCTCCATCATCGTCGTCAGGTCCTGAAGTTTGTTGCCCTCAATGGCGGCCTGCGCGATGAGCTGATCGGTGGCCTCGCCCCGCCCAGCAGCGGTCGAGACCTGTTCGGCCAGGTCCTGGACCTTCTGGGCCTGACCGGTGATGACGTTGCGCAGCGCGCGGGTCTCTTCCGTGTTGAGCGTTGTGCCGATCTTGCTTTGCTTGATCCAGTCGTCGACCGAACGCCCGACCTGGTCGGCCATCGCTTCGGCCTGCGCGTTGGGGATCACGCCGCGCCGCTGCTCGGCAGCGAAGTCCGTCGCCCGGGCGGCGTCCTCAATGGTGGGCTGCAGCCAATCGGGGAACTTGTCCAGACGCAGACGCGCCACTTCGGCCGCATCGCCCGCGGCAGTCCGACCTTCACTCGACGGCAGAACTTCCGCTGCTCCTGGCGACGGCGCTGCCGGTGGTCGTGAAGGAAGTGCCCCACCAGTGTCTCCAGTCGCAGGGGCTGCGCGATTCTCGGGCGCTCTGAAACCGGCGGCTTCAGCGCCGACACCCGCTGGTTCGGGAGCAGCGACTGGTTCGACCGCTGCGGAGATATCGGCACCGACGGGCCGTCCGCGATACGGAATCCGAATGCCCTCGGGCGTTTGTTCCGCGGCAGCAAAGTCGAAACGGCGTGCGATACGCGGGCTTTTGGCGAGCTGATCCGCCTGACGCTGCGTTTTGACGACGATCGCCTTGACCGCACCGGGAACGGTTCTGCTGACGGTGTACTCCTGGCCGCCACCGGTCCTGGAGGTGAACTCGAGCCCCGGCTTCTGCGGCGCGACGCCGCCATTCGCGCGAGCTGGCTCGAACTCGAGCATGACGCCCTTGCCGCCCTGACCAAGCGCAAGATCCCGATTGTCCGAGGTGAAGATGGGCGTGTGGTTGCGCGGACCGGCCTCGACCCGCTCGATCAACGCACCCGCACTGGGAACGCTGGTTTCGTGGTACAGCGTGGCGCCCTCGGGCACGACGTCGGTCAGATTGGCCTGGTTGACGTACTTGATCCCAGGCAAACCACTGTCCTGCGCCTGTGGCCGCGGATCGGACATCGGCGCGCGCACCTGTTCACTCAAAAATGCGTTGTAGCGGTCGCTTGGATGGGTGTTGGTGGGAGCCACCGGGGCCGCCGGTTCTGCGCGTGTTGGTCGTCCGAAGCCCTCGCCAGTCATCGCCACGGCCTGCGACGTCATCAGCGTGCGCGCCGCATCAGCGACGTCCTGATCCGTGATCGGCTGTGGTGTGCGGCCCTTCGCCACGTCTGCGGCGTTCATCTGCTCGAGCATGTCGCGCGCCGTCCGTGCTTCGCGCGATTGGAGGACCTCCGCATCGCTGAGCAGCAGCGGGCCGCGCGCGAGTCCCAGTGCTGGTCCGACCGCAGACGTTGCGACCGCATCGCGTGCCTGACCGAGCGCGTCCTGCGCGCCCTGGAGGTCGCCGCTGCGCAAGGCTTGCTGGGCCTGGTCCAGCGCCGGCAGCACCGCCGGCCCGGTTGGCTCAGCGATGCCCCCAGCTGGCTGAGTCGTCAGGGCAGCGCTCGGTTGCGCCGCGTTGCCGGTCCCGAGCGGGTTGGTGAGCACGTCGGAAGGCGTGGGCTGCATCGCCGCGGTCTGCGGCCCACTCGTATCCGCGACCGCGTTGCCCGCGCCCGACTTCACGGTGTCGATGGCGTTGTCGATGATCTTCAGCCCGCCCTGGGCCGCTTGCTGGACGCCGCTCGCCACGGCCTGCGCACCGCTACCCAACGCCGCGAACCCTTCGCCAACGAGCTGCAGCGGCCTGGGTTGGTCGACACTCGCCGCCTGCTGATCGGTCGATCCACCAGGAGCCGTGAAACCTGGCTGCGTCGAGCCAATGGTGGATGCCGGGTTATCCGCCAGCAGGCCGCCTTGCACCGGGCCCATCAAGCTGGTCATCTGCTCGGGCGTCATCCACTCCGCACCGCCCTTCAGGTCTAGGCCCGAGCGTCCCACGTGAAACCTGTTCGTCTGTGGATCCCAGCCATCCGCGGTGAAGTAGTGCCCCTGGGTGCTGATGGTGACCGGGTTCCCGGTCCGCGCTTCGTTGGCGAAGGTGCCCCAGTCTGGGCCGCTGACGAGTTTCGTCGGCACGCCCATCTTGTCCATGAGCGCCTTTTCGGAACCTAAGCCAGCCATTCCCTGGCCGCTCGTCCAACCCACAGTGGCGGCCAGGTCGGTGGCTTCCCTGAGTGTCGGATTGCGGCCAAAGCGTTGTGCAAAGCGGACGGCTGCCGCAGGTCCGCACGCGGCATACGCTTCGTCTGCGGTGAGTTGCCGATCACCAAACTGGCTCACGTCCTGGTAGCCCAGGTCTGACGGCGGCCGCGTAGCGCGCACTGGTTCCCCCGCGCTCGCGCTGCCGTAGCCGCGCATCGTGTTCAGCAGTCGCGTCGGGTACTCGGCCGAGTTCTCGCTCAGCGGCGCGTAGGCGTGCTGCTGGCTGCCGCCTGGCCCCCACATCACCGAGCCAACGGTGGTCTGCCCGCGCGGGTAGTACTCCCCCACGATCAGGCGATAGAACGCCTCGGCCGCGGTCGCCTTATCGGGATACTGCCCCCAGCGGGAGCCTGGCACCGCGGTCCCGCCGTACGCCGCATTGGAGATGTCCCACACGTTGTTGTTCTGCGCCTGCATGGGCGTGGCGCCATAGTTCGACTCGTTGCGTGCGATCGACAGCGCGAAGGCAGGATCGACGTTGTACTTGAGCCCCAGGTCGTAGATCTGGTTGCCAATGCCCTCGAGCGGCGTCCCGCGCACCGCGGCAAGTGTTTGCTCACGGGTGATGCTCGGGCCGCGATTGACGGGCACGTTGATGTCGGCGGTGATACGGCCAGCCTCACCTTCCGACTGCAGCGGCCGCACGTCTCCGGTTGCGGACGGTCCGAGCAGGGGCGCACCGCCAAGATGCGTTGCGAGGTCCTGGTCGGGCACCGCCGGAGCTGAAGGGAGGAGCGAAACGAGGTGATTGGTGAGTTCCTGCTTGACGTTCTGCGCGCCCGCGCCGAGACTCGTGAGCCCCTCGCCCATGAGCTTCAGGCTGCCGCCCGTGATCTGCTCCAGGTGCTGCGCCAACTCGTCGCGCGGATTGACCGGGAGCGCGACAGGGCTGGGCTCAGGTACGACCGGTTGGGGTGGTGGCGCAAGTTGAATGACGGGGCTGGTGAGCGTGTCGCTGGGCGTGGGTGCCTGCGCCATGAGCGACGCGAGGTGCTGCTGCAGCTCGTCGGCGTTGGCCGACTCGTAGTCCTTCAGCAGCAGCGTGCCTGGCACGCGCTACATCCCCGTCGGCGGTAGCGGCATCCCGTTGGGCCCGAGGATCACCGGTGGTGGCGCCGCCGCCTGCATGGGCGCTAAATTCGGCGGCACCATCACCGGACCAGGAGCAAGTGGTGCCACGACCGGCGGCACCGGTGGCGCGGGCGGCAGCATCGGCGCCTGCGCCACCGGCGG